GGGATACAGAATCCCCGAGGTCTGCCAGCGGGGTCAGCTCGGGGATGAGAAGCTTGGGCTGGCCCGTGGTCAGCCCGTCGAATGTCACCGAGCAGATCGGGACCGTCACGTCGGCGTCACCGTCCAGGATGGAGCCTTTCGGCACCGACGGCGCGGCGGCGCTCGAGCCGGGGGTTCCCTGGAGAACCTTCCACTCAACCGTCTCGACAAGGGTCGGGCTGGACCCGCTCACATCGCGGGTGTAATGGACGCAAATGTAGTCCATGCGCTTCTTGCCTTGCGAGCCGCTCGCCACCTTGACGTCCTCGGGCGCGGTGACACCGATATGGCGACCCTGCACGATCATGTCGCCGGTCGCGATACGGACGGTGTTCGCGTCGACGAGAGATGGGGCAAGTTTGCCGCCCGTCTGCAGCACATAGCTGCCAGTGCCGACTTCGCCCGCAATGCGGCGCCCGTCGTCGGCCGAGCTGACGTGTGGCACGCCCGCTTTGCCGGTCACAATCTCCATTTAAGCCGTCCTTTCCCATATAAAGCCGTTCTGGCTGTCCCGCATGGCCCACGTTCCCCCATAGGTGGCGCCGGGGTTCTTCCCCTGGCTCTCCATGTAGAGAGAGCCGACGGGATGGGCGGCGAGGAACACCTTGGCGGTCGAGGCCTCGGGGCCTTGTGGCCCTTGCGGGCCCCGAGGTCCCGTAGACCCGGTCGGTCCTTTAATGTTGCCTATCTTTGTCCAGGCCATAGCGCAACCCCAGCTAGGCCTTATAGGTGTACAGGTTTCCGGTCGAGGCGTCGATGTACACCGAGCCGACCACCGCGACGCCGCTCGGGGCGCCGGTTCCCGCAGTGACGGAGGTGCCGTCCGCGCCCTTCGGGCCCGTCGGGCCGGTCGGGCCCTGGGAGCCCGTGGCGCCCTTCTCTCCCTGCGGGCCCCGCGGTCCGGTCTCGCCGGTGGCGCCCCTGTCGCCCTTGGGTCCCTTGAGCGAGCCGATGTTCGTCCATGCCATGATGAGCTCCTTTCGCTAGGCCGTCTGGCCGTACTGGTAGACCTTGAAGCCGTCGGCGGTGTCGATGTAGACCGCGCCCTCCTGCGAGGCGGACGTAGGAGCACCCTGGCCGAAGGTAATGCCGGGACCAGCCGGGCCCTGCGCGCCCGTGGCGCCCTTCTCGCCCCTGTCCCCCGTAGCGCCCTTCTCGCCCCTGTCTCCCTTAGGGCCCTTCATCTCGCCGAGGTCTGTCCACTGGGCGTCGCCGGACATCGACGTCTTGACCCACATGTGGCCGTTATCGCTCGTGACGTAGGTGTCGCCGACCGCCGCATCTGCAGGCAGGGCGTTCTTGTCGGCGACGGCGCCCTTGACGGTGATGGACGTGCCGTCGGCGCCCTTCTCGCCCGCGTCGCCCTTGGGGCCCTGCGGGCCCTTGACGCTTACGCCCTCGACGGCTTCGCCGACGTGCGCGGTGCTGCCCGCCGAGTCCACGGACGCAATGGCGTACACGTCGCCGTTGGCGTCGATGACCACGTCGCCGACCTGTACGCCGTCGGCAGGCTTGAGCGCGGAGAAGGCAACGTCGCTGTTGCTCTTCACGTCGATGTTCGCGACCCTGACGCTGCCGCCCTTGGCGCCCGTCGCGCCGGTCGCGCCCCTCGGCCCCTGCGGGCCCATGAGCGTGCCGACCTGGTTCCATGCGTTAGCCATTTGTATCTCCAATCTCGCCGTAGCGATAATAGGTGCCAGTCTCACTGTCGAGGTAGAGGTCCCCGACGCGACCACCTATGGCGGGGGTGCCGCCCCCGACATACCACTTCGTGCCGGGTTCGCCTGCGGACTTCAGCTGCTCTCGCACCCAATCTTCGACATCAGCCCAGGTCTTGACCTCGTCATCGGTGTAGATGTAGCCGTCCGGCTTGGCCCTCGGGCGCACCTTGAGCACGGCGCGCGCGTGCGTGTCGCGCCCATCGCTCGCCCAAACGGCCATGTCAACACCCGCAGTAAGCAGGAGCGAGGGCACCACGGCCTCGCCGCCCACGACCGGGACGACCAATGCGCGCTCCGATCCGGCGACGGCGAAATGTGCCTCCGTCACCCCCTGCAACGCGATGTGAACGCGCCGACCCGTATCCCATTGGTAAAGGGGCGGGCCGATGAGCTCTATCTGCTTCATAGCAGTCTCCTATCTCCCCACCGCACCAGGCGATGCGCCATACGTGGCGCTGTAGCCCGACCCCGCGGCCTTTACGATCTTGCTGCTAATCTCGACCGAGACCGTCACGTTTGGCGAATAGTGCCTGGCCTCAACGATATCGCCGAGGCCGAACTCGACGCCCTCGTTGACCGTCACGGTCACGCTGCCCTCGGACTGTTTGTCCTTGAGTCGGCTGAATGCCTGATCGCGGAGATCGTCGCCCTCGGTGTTGTTGGCGTCGTAGTACTCCTCGAGCTCGAAGACGCCGGTCATCGCCTTCACGGTGCCTACGCCGCCTTCCCGGTCGGCGTAGACGTCCACGACATCTCTGGCCGCAAGTTCGCCCTTGCCGGCCGCCTTGAGGTGATTGGTGACGAGCAGGTCGCTCTTGAGGTCGAAGTTTACGAGATCGGAGTCGACCCTGCCGCGCCAGTCTGTCACCTTCACCGCCTGGAGCCTGCACGATCCGCCCACCCACCTCGCATCGAGGCGAAGGCCTGCGGAGCGCATCGCCAGCCTAAGGTTGGTCCAAGCGTCGGGTACGTCCCTGTTGCATCGGTAGCTTACGTTCACCCCGGCGTCGGCATCGGGAACCGTGAAGAGGGAGCCGATGCCGAGCCGTTTAACCGCGGACCGCAGCACGGCGTTTGCGTCCCCAGAGAGGACAAGGTAGTCCTGGCCCGGATCGGGCCACAGAAGGCGCTTCTCGAGCACTCCAGTCCAGGTCGACCCGGTCCAGTGAAGCTCGGACGAAGTGCGGCGCGTCTTGAGCTCAAAGCCCTCGACGCGCCCGCCGATCTCCAGGCCGTCGGCGAAAACACGCCAGGCGGCCTCCGGCAACGGTACGGACGGGTCGCGCACCACGAGATCGAACGAGTTGTCGACGCCGTCGCCCCAGCCCGAGTCCATATCCAGCTCGAAGTCCGCGATCGGGAAAAGCGTCCTGCCGGCGCTGTCGGCGACTATGAGCTCCAAGGCGGCTCCCCCTCCTCAAGATAATGGGTCATGGTGAAGGCGAACGAGCCGTCCCACGAGACAGAGGACGTGCCGGGCCGAAGCCGCTCGAAGCAGTAGGAACCGCTTCCGGCGCCCTCTCCGCGCATGCCGTCGGCGAAGCGGTCCTCGGTCTCACCGTACATGCCGACGAGCTTGATCGTCTTAGGGAAGCTAGAGCCGTCGATGATAAGCCTGGAGCCGCCGGGCACTTCAACGTCCGCAGAGTAGACGTTGATGAAGTCTCCCTGCGTCACGGTGATGCGCGGGGATGACGCGGGGCCGAAGATCGTGAGCTTAAGGTCGGCGGGCACCAGCCCATCGACGGTGACCGACCGGCTTGCGACCGAGCCGCCGTAGTCGAACTCGAAGTCATGGGGGAAGTCCAGGCCGGTCTGGTCCTCGTCCTCCCGGGCGTAGAACTCCTGGGCGACCTCGCGCCGCCAGGATCCGTCGAGCAGCAGCACGGTAAGCGTAGCGGCGATGCCCCGCCTGCCGTAAATCTGCGAGGTCTCGGACTTCGCGATATAGGCGCGCTGGTACCAAACACCGTCGACAACGAGGCGGCCGGGCTCGCCGACGGAGATATCCCTGTCCGCGAGCCGTCTGAGCCTGTCGGCAGCCGCCGAGGACAGCACGGCATCGACCGTCGCCTCCCTCGCATCTCGCGAGATGCCGTAGGCGCCGCGCCATGAGAGCTCGTAGCTCCACTCGCGCGAGCGCACGCCCGCGGCGGTACCGACGAAGATGCCGTCGCCGTCGAGGTCGACGCGCTCACCCGAAGACGAGACGTAGTGCATCCTATGCATGTGCCACCGCCCTGATGTGCCTGTCGAGGTCGCGCTCGAGCGTGACCGGCGTGTACTCCCGGATGATTGCCGGAAGGTTTCGGTCGAGCCACGCGATGACCGCGCCGCCGTCCGAGCCGCCGCCGACATCCATCGTCTGGGCGACCCCCCTGCCGATCCCGCCCAGCACCTTGGGGCTCAGCGGGATGGCTGCCTCGTCGTATCGCCGGTTGTCGCCGATTCCGATGACGCGCGGGCTGTTCGGCCCGAAGACCGCGCCGCCGGCGTACCAGTTAACGTTGACCGACGGGACCGAGCCCGTCTGCGCGTCGAACTTGCCGCTCATCGAGAAGTGCGGCAGCGGTCCCACGTCGATGCGCGGGAGCGTGAGCCGCATCGATCCGACCTCGGCCGACATCTGCCTGCAGGCCCCCATGATCGCGGAGCGGGCGGCGCTTGCCGCATTCCTAGCGGAAGCCGAGAAGCGATTAAAGGATGCGCCCGAGCGGACGCCGAACGAGACTGCGGACGCCGACGCCGACGCCATGCTCGCCGCGACCATGGAGCCCACTGCTGCCACGGAGACGGAAAGCAGCAGGGCCGACGCCGAGGCGGTCCCACAGGAGGCGGAGAAAGATGCCAGAGACGGCGACGCGGCGGCAAGGGCGGGAGCGGCGGCCGCCGCCGCAGCGGCAAGCGCACCAAGGCCGGCTGCGGCACCGGGGGCGCCGGAGGATATCTTGGGAATCGCCTTCCCCATGGTTCCGAGCCCGTCGGCCGAGGTTGAAATGGAAGCGGCGACGCCCGCCATGGCAACGTCGAGCGCAGTCATTCCAAGAGCGAGGGCGGCGGTCGCAAGCGACGCAGCCGTGGCGCCGACGGCGAACACCGCGAGTCCGGCCCCCGCGACAATCGACCCCACGCCGAGCATGATGAGGCCGACGCCGCCGACGATGGCGGCGGCACCGAGGGCCGCAGTAGCGGCGGCAAGGGGCATCGCGAGCGCGGAGCAGGTCGACAGGCCAGCACCCGCCAAGAGGCCGCCGGCGCCCATGACAATAAGGCCGACGCCCGCGACGATGGCGGCGATGCCGAGGGCCGCCGAGGCAACCGCACATGCCGCTGCCCCGGCGGCGAGCGCCAGCAGCCCTCCCGACGCCATGAGGGTACCGGGGGCCAGCACGAACAGGGAGGCTCCGAGCGCGGCTATGCCGACGGCGGCCTCGGGGCCGCAGGCGGCGATGGTCGGCAGCGCGAGTGACATAATCGCGAGGCCGGTGGCTGCGAGCAGGATGCCCACGCCGGCGAGCGCGACGGCGGCGCCGAAGGCGACCATGCCGACGGAGCCGGCAGTCAGGGCGGGCCCGAGCGCGGCGGCGCCCAGCGCCAGCCCGGCGATGACTGCCACCATAGCTGCCATGCCGATTGCGGCCTGAGGCCCCGCCTCGCCGAGCTTTATCGCGGAGAGGGCGAGAAGGCCGATGCCGCCGCACGCAAGCAGAACGCCGGCTCCAACCATGAGGACGGCCGCGCCGAACGATGTCATCTTACCGGCCGCCGCGCCCGCGGCTGTGCCAGCTGCGGTCTCGCCCGCCGCCGTTGTGGCAAGGCCGGCACCGGCGGTGGGTGCCGATGCCCCGAGGGACAGCAGGGCGCCGCCGATGACCTTCAGGAGCGAGCCCACAGGGCCGCCGGCGACTTTCATGACGAGGAAGGCGCCGCCGATGGCCTTGACGACGGGGGCAGTCTCCTCGGAATGGCCGGAGAGCCACTGGAACGCGTCGCCCACCGAGCGGATGACCGGCTCGGCGGCCTCGAACGCAGTGTCGAGCGCGTTGGCCGCGTCCGCCGCGCCCTCGGCGGGACTCGACCATCCGGTGATCTGCGATACGGTCGACCATATGGCGTCGCCCATGGAGGACGCCGTGTAACCGAGCGCGTCAAGTGTCCCGGCGAAGGACTCGGCCGCCTCGTTGTTGAGCAGCGTCTCGCAGAAGGCGGAGGTCATCTCCACTGCGCCGGCGAACGCGTCCCCGGCCACCGAGACCCCGCCCGCGACAACGCCGGAGAACACGGCGGCGAACGATGACGCCGCGCCTTGGATGCTCGGGTCGGCCATCGCGTCGGTGATGGCGCCGAACGCTCCATTTACAGCACCCTTCACGCCGTCGATGACGCCCACGATATTGGACGAGCCGATGGCGCCGATGATCTTGGCGACGCCCTTGGGGAAGGCGTTGCACATGTTGGAGAACGACGTCTTGATGCCGCCCGTCGCGGCCTTTGCCTGCTCGTAGAAGCTCGTGATGCCGTCCGCGCCGTTCTTGTCGAGGTCGACCACGGCGTCAGCGAAATCCGAGACCGAGACCCTGCCGTCCTTCATCGCCTGGTAGAGGTCGGATGCCGAGGCGCTCTGCCCGAGCATGGACTTCGCCACCTGGTCGAGCTGGCCAGGCATCGCCTGCTGGATGCTCATCCAGGTATCCATCTCCATCTTGTTGGTGGAGACGGCCTTGGTGAGCTGCGTCATGGCGTTGGACTGGATATCCTCGGACGCGCCGCCAGCGAGGACGGCATCGTTGAATGCGAGGTAGCGGTCGGTCGCCTGGTCGATCGACTTGGACGAAGGAGCGAGCTGCTGCACGCCTGTCGCCGCCGCGTCGAGCCTCGTGGGAAGCTCCGACAGCCTGTCAGACAGGGTGTCGACGCTCCTCTGCGACTCGTCCGCCCCGTAGCCGAGCGACTGGAGGACCTTGGGGAAGTTGTTGAGCGTGTCGACGCGCGCGACCGCGGCGTCCACGCTCGAGGACACTGTCGAGACGACCCTCTGCACCACGCCGGCAACGACGCCGGTGATGACCGCGGCCTTTGCCGAGAAGCCCGAGGCGACCTTACTCGCCATGCTCCCGCCCGCCGCGGTTCCGGTCGAGCCGAACACGGAGTTGACGGAGGAGAGCCCGTCCCCGACGGCGCACAGCAGGCCGCCGGAAAAGGCGGCGGCCTTCCCAAGCACGCCGCCAGAAAAAGCAGCGCCCGAGGCCCTGCCCGAGCGCGAGAACGCCCCGGCGGCCCCCGATAGGGACCCGGTCAGTTTCGCCACGAACCCCGAGCCGGCGGTTTTACCCGCCGCGCCGCAAAACGCCTTGCCGAACTTAGAGCCCGTCGATGCGCCGGATCCGGACAGCGAGCTGTCGACCTTCGAGGCGAAGCCGTCCATGGACGGCATTACCTTCACGCTAACAGATCCTACGTTTGCCGCCACATTGCCTCCCTACTCATCGACGCCGAGCGCCGCCGCTATCTCTTCCCTCGCCGCCAGCGCCGAGTCCCTGCGGCGCTCGTTCCTGGCGCGCTCGCCCGGCGATAAGATCCGCTGCGGGGCGTTGACGCGCTTTTTGGCATCCTCGGTGAACCCGTAGTGGAAGCACCTGAGCTCGTGCTCGATCATGTCGAGCAGGCGCGTCTTGTCGTCCCACAGGTTGTCGGGCTCAAGGCGAACGGAGACCCGCGAGCGCGCCGGCAGCTGGGAGTAGAGGACCTGCCAGCGGCAAAGGTCCTCGTCCGTCGCCCCGTCGAACCCGCCGCCGAGGGGGAGGTCGATGCCGTACGTCTGCCGGAAGTCGGCGACAACCTCTCCCCTCATGCAGGTCCAGGCGGCGGCGAAGCTTGCTAGTTTTTTGCCGCGGCCTCCATGGCGACCTGGAAGAACGCGCCCCAGCGCTCCGCAGAGCAGTCCTGCCCGTCTTCGCCGAGCGCGTCCATGTACTCGACGGTCTTGCCGTCGAAGATCTCGTCCATCGCGTCCCACACCTCGTGCATCTTCTCGGGGATGCCGTCGTAGGCCATGGCGCGCTGCACCTTCATGGACTGGATGGCCTTCTTGTTGATCTGGTACTTCTTGCCATCGAACTCGAACTCGAGCGCGCCCTCGGGGCGCTTGGCCGCCATTAGGCCGCCGCCGTCTCGGTCGACTCGATGTAGTCATAGCAGGTGTTGCCGTCCTCGTCGGTGAGGTACTTCATCGTCAGGGCGCGCTGGCAGAGCTCGGAGCTGGAGATGGTGAGGTCGTCGAGCTCGGAGGACTGTCCGCGCGGCACGACCTTGGTCCACTTGCGGCCGTTCTTCAGGAGGAGGAGCAGCACGTAGGCGAAGGTCGGGTGGGAGTCGGAGTTGTGCTTGACGGTGATCAGGCCGCCCTCGTCGGTGACGTTGTCCTTGCCATACTGGCGCTTGAGCGTCTCCGCCTTGATCTCGGCGAGCGTGAGCTGCGCGGACTCCACTCGGTTGAAATTGCTCGAGTCCATGAGGTCGCCGTTCATGTCGACCGTGTCGTTGGAGTCCTCGGAGACGGACTCGACGTAGCCGTCCTCCGAGACAAAGCCGAGGCACTTGAATGCGGGATCGAGCTCGTCCTTGTTCTTGATGACCTTGTCCGGCAGGGTGGTGCCGACGGGGGCCGAGAAGATGTAGCCGCCCTTCACGCCCTTTCCGGCGCTGACGTTGTTGGAGTTGTTCGCGTTGCTGACTTCGGCCATTCGCGCGTTCCTTTCTACTACTCGCAGACCCAGAGCTGGACCTGCACCACGTACCTCGCCCTGCGCGTGTCAGGGTCGGGCATCTTGTATTGGTTCGTGACCTCCGGGTGGAAGACGTTGGGCAGCTCGTCCTCAAGGGACGGGACGGCCGCCTTCACCTTCTCGGCGAGGGCTTTCGCCGGCTTCCTGCCGCCCTTGCCCTCGGTCCCCCAGCAGTCGATATCGAGCTGTACCGGCTCCAGGAAGCCGCCACCCCCTCCGACCTGCTCGACGGTGACGTACGGCTCCGGGTGACCGGAGACCGGCTCGAGCGTCGCGTCCGAATCGGTGAGTTCGCACAGGCAACGCGCGACTTCGGCCTCAATATCCATGTGGTCATCCCTTCGAAGACAGGGCCGCCTTGGTCAGCAGCTTGTGCTTGGCCTGCGCGCGTTTTGCGTGACTCGTGTTCGCGCGAACCGAGAAGCCCTTCGCGAGCTTGCCCTGGCACTTCCTGACGGTGAATGCCGGGACGTCGTGGCCGTCCGGCGAGAGCATCGACGTCGCGCGGGCGGCGATGCCCTCGGCCTTGCCCCTGAGCATCCCCTGGAGCGCGGCGTTGCCGTCCATCGCCTCGGCGTAGCCGCCGCGATTCCATTTGAACTTCCCCCAGCTGTACTCCTTAGCCATCGGCTGCCTCCAGCTCGACCGGGTAGCACCAGCGTCCCGGGCACGCCTCGGGGGCATAGGGCCTCGGGTCGCCCACGACGCGCAGCTCCTCGCCGCGCACGCGGACCGAGCAGCCCTTGAGGCGGATACCGGCCATGTCCCTCGGGAGATGCACCGTGTATGCCACGGTGGCGCCCTCCGGCCGCGAGGCATCGAGGTCTGCGGTGGCGCCGGGCGCCACGACGGCATCGACCTCGCGCTCATCTACCGCCTCGGAGACAGGCTCGTGGAGGTCGTCGTACACCGTCTTGCGGGAGATGACCGTGACCGTCTCGGTCGGTATCCCCGCCATCGGCATCACGCCTCCTCCCAGCGGTCAGCGGCGGTCACGGCCTGGATGCTGCGCACGCGGCACCCGGCCAGACCGAGCCGCTTGAGGTCGGAGCGCCCCAGGTAGAGGTCTCCAGTCGGGTTGGCGAATGTGACGCTCGACGAGTACGGCCCGGTCGTCTGCGACTGCTGGGTGATGCCAGCCATGGCACCGGGCGCGTTGACCGCCCGGGCGACCATGGCCACGCAGACGGACTTCACGTTCTCATCGAACGTGGGGTTCGAGCCGGCGAGGTACTGGACACCCATACGGCGCCGATATGCCCCGCGCAGGTACGCAGAGGCATCCTCGAGCAGCGCGGCGACCCTGGCCTCGTCCTCGGCGGCACCGCAGCGCGCGACATAGTCGGCGACGGTCGCGAAGGCGTCCACTAGAGCGTCTCCAGGATGGCGATGAGCTCAGCCTTGGTCGCCTTGCGCGGGGCGAAGCCGTTGGCGGCCTCGATGGCATCGCGCAGCTGCTGCACGGTCATCTCGGGTGAAGGCTTCTCGCGCACGGGCTGCTCGGGCTCGTTGTCCACGACGTCCTCGCCCTCGACGCCATCGTCCTCAACGGGCTCCGCGCTAACCTCGGGCTCGGCGGGCTGGAGGTCGACGTAGCCGCCGGCGGACAGCTCCGCGAAGCGCTCGTCGGTCAGCTCGACCTCCTCACCCACGAGATGCACCGCGAGGGTTTCGCGGTCACGGTACGGGTAGGTGACCAAAGCGATCATGAATGCTCCTTAGGGTTGCCTAGGCGGTCGGTGCGATGGTGCCCTTGACCACGAAGTCGATGTACTCGGCGAAGAACACGAGGCCGACGTAGGCCACGGTGTCGTAGGTCAGGCTCTTGAGCTCGGGCGAGTGGGACACGGCGATGTAGCCGCTCTCGTCGGAGTAGAAGCCGAACAGGTCGTCGCCGTCGGTCGGGGCGACGTAGACCTTGATGTTGTCCTTGACGGTGGCGTAGATCGTGCCCGCGGCGACGGAGCCGGTGGAAACGAGCGTACCGAGGCCCGCCCAGTTCTCGATGTAGGAGATGCCGAAGGCGCTGAAGACCTCGGACTCGCCGATCTGCTTGGCGAAGTCGACCGGGTTGGCGAAGTAGACGGTCTCGCCGCTGCCGAAGCCGTACTCCTCGGTGAGGTTGGACAGGGCGGCCCAGGCGTTCGCGGCGGTGGCCACGAGGCTCTTGCCGGTCGCGGCCGTGGTGCCCTCGGCGCCGAGCGCGGCGACGAAGTCCTTCTTGATGTTGCGCTGCATGTCGGAGATCATCGCGGCGTCGGTCTTGTCGACGGCGCCGTCGTAGCCGCGCTTCTTGACCTCCTGGAGCGTGGTCTGCTTGCGGTAGGGCTTGAGCGTCACCTCGAAGGTCGTGACGTCCTCGTAGTCGTAGCTGGACAACGGGATGTCCTGGCCGGGGGTGTACTTGACCTCGGAGAGCTTGCCGGTGATCTTCTTCTGGTGCAGGGTCTCGCCGACGGCGGCGTGGATGGGCGCGCAGGTGGACAGCATCGCCGTGAGCTTCTCGAGCGACTTGGTGAAGGTGTTCACGAGGTCGACGTTGCGCGCGGCTGCGAGGGTCTTGATATCGGGCATTGGGGCCCCTTTCTCCCCTTACTTGAAGAGGTCGATGTTGGCGGCGATGGCCGCCATGCGTTCCTTCTTGTCCTCGATCCCGAGGATGTCCTTCTTGGAGGGCTTGCCGGGCTTGGGCTTGCCGCCTGCCTCGGGCGCCATCGGCGCGCCGCCCGCCGGTTTCGTGATGGCCGCCACGGCCTTGGCCTGCTCGGTGAGGGCGTCCTCGTCCTCGCCGTTGAGCGTCGCCACGATGGAGCGGTCGAGTCCGGTGGCCTTGGCCACGGAGTCGACGAGCGCGGAGTGTGCGGCGCTCGCCTTGAGCGAGGCGTTCTCGCTCTCGAGCGCGCTCAGGCGCTCCTCGACGGTCGGGTCCGGCTTGGATGCCGCGGCCTTGAGCTCGTCGAGCTCCTTGAGGTTCGCCTTCGAGCGGCTCTCCCACTTGCGCGACTCCTTCAGCGCGTTCTCGTAGAGCGCCTTGTAGTCGGGCTCCTGACCGGCGTCTCCGTCCTGTGCAGGCTCGGTCGGCTTGGTCTCGGTGGGCGTGGTCTCCTGGGCCATGCTCCCTCCATTTCCGCCCCGTGCGGGGCATCGTCTTGCCCCGTGCGGGGCGCTTTTCGGCATGAAAAAGGCCACCCGTGCGGATGGCCTGGTTCAACGTTTTGGTCGGGGCGGCGGGACTCGAACCCGCACGGGCGATGCCCGCGTGCTCCTGAGGCACGTGCGTCTGTCATTCCGCCACGCCCCGATGGCACCTGGCCGAGGAATCGAACCCCGGTAAGCGGTTTTGGAGACCGCCGCACTGCCATTGTGCTAGCCAGGTGTGTATAATCTGATTTGAAAAGCCCTGGGCGTGCTGGATAGCTAACCTGGGGCTTATTTCTTTATGTCGTCTATGGCCCCGCCCCTGGTCAACAAGATGACGCGGTCGATGTCATGCCTCGACATCTCGAGCCGCACGCGCTTCAGCGCGTCCTCTCTTGTCACAGGGACTTCCTCGCAGTTAAGCACGACGATAGAGGGCCTTACCGGCCCACCTTCCACCTTTTCGAACTGCCGCACTGCCTTTCTTATATTGCGCTCGATGAACCTAAGCCCGTTGATGCCAGACGCATCGCTTGTCGGGCTCTTCAGCTCGCATAGCTTGCCGTCGAGCAGCAGGTCGATATTGGAAAAGCCCTCCGGCGCGTCCTCCTTGCGGACGACGACCTCGTGACCGGCCGCCCGAAGCGCCTCGTGCGCCGCGAGGTCGTAGGAGCCGCCGCGCTCGTGCGCGAAGGTCTCTTTCGGCTTCTCGTACACGACTGGAGGCCCAGGCGAACCGAGCACGGCACGCTTCGCCGCGTCCTTGTCGGCGCTCGTCAGGCTTTCGTTCTCGTCGATGTTCTTGAACTGTGCCCACTGCTCGCGAAGCTCCTCGGGACGCACGCCCTCCACGAGCTCCGCGTCCGGGTCGTCCTCGAAGCCGGGGACCACCTTGCAGTCGCAGTGGCGGTGGAAGTGCCTGAACTCGCCGGCGGACTCGCGCGTGTGGTAGACCGCGCCGCGGCTCGCGAGCATGATGCAGAAGGTGCAGGTCTCGAAACCCGTCGGCACGCGCGCGAAGCGCACGCCCCTGTCCTTGTCGCGGCCCACGTTGGAGATGATCGTCTCGTTCAGGCTGCGGAACGCGTCGTTCCTGGCGTACTCGCCGCACGCCCTCGCGAACGCCCCGTCGCCGCCCTTCACGAGCTTCTTCGCCTGGTAGCGCGCGACCTCGTCTACGGACTTCGGCCTGTAGGTCGTCACGGTGACGGCCTGCTGCAGCCTGGCGCCCTCGCGCTCGGCGAGGTCGTCGTACCACTGCGCCGCGAACTCCGCCGCCACGTCGTCGTAGCCTTGGACGAAGCCCTCCATGATGAGCTTCGCGGCCTCGCGCTTCTCGGCGACGGTCGCGCCCCCGTGGGCGCGGCACCAGGCGAGCACGGCGGCCTCCACGTCTGATGCCGCCCTGTCGCCTATCTTCGCCACGGCGCGGTTGTAGGCCGCGAACTCGGCCGCGCTAATCATCGGCGGGCGGCGCAGGTTCTGCCGCCTGGGTGACGCCCGCCATCAGGTCGAGCGCCGCCGAGCGCGTCACGTTGCGCCTGATCTCGGACGAGACGTTGCGCACCTCGTCGTCATCGAGGCCGTTGAGGCGCCAGAAGGTCGGCGTGCCGGCGAAGCCCTCGACCACAGACGCGAGCTTGATGGAGCTGTCGGTCTGCTGGGCCAGCGTCGGCATGGCGGGGTTCAGGAAGTGGACGGACACGCCGCAGGCGTCCTCGGCCTCCTCATAGGAGCACCCGAGTTCCGTGGCGATCGCGGCGGTCGCGGCATTCGCCAGCGCCGCCTTGGCCTCGCGGATGAAGCTCTTGCACTTGAGGATGAGCGGCTCGTTCTCGGCGTAGATCGCCTCGGCGGAGCTGGGGTTGTCGCTCATGATGCCGAACTGTCCCACGTGGATGCCGGTCGCGGCGCTCATGCGCTTGCACAGGTTGCCGAAGTGCTCGGTCATGGGCTGCATGCTCGGCTGCGTGAGCTGGCCGAACTGCGGAATCGTGCCGTCCTCGGTCTTGGTGACCTCGAAGATGGAGCCGATGAAGGCGCTCCACTTGGTCTTGTCGGCGAACGCGTCTCCGTCGGTGCCCAGCAGGTACTTCTGCGTGGACGCGGCGAACGCGGCGGCGATCTCCTCGTTGACGTTGGCGCGCATGGCGCAGTCTATGTTCCAGCGCACCTCGGAGTTGATCCTGGACACGCCGAACGGTCGGTCGTCATCGGGATTGTGCGGCATGACGAACATGGGCACGGCGCCCAGGCCGTGCTCCACGTACTCCGCCGCCCACTCGTTGCGGCGAACCTCGCGGATGCGCACCATGCGGTCCGGCAGCATCACGTTGACCCAGTCCGGGCGGTTAGTGGGCCGCCCGCGGTCCTTGGCGAAGGAGACGACGAACATGCCGGAGGACAGGCACTCGTGGACGTCGTCCCAGATGCCCGTGCACAGGGTCGGCGGGTACGCCGAGATACGGGCGTGCCCGTCCTCGTCCGCCGTCACCACGAGCATGGAGAAGCAGTACTTGAGCGCGGAGTTGACGGCCTTGCCGACGCGCGTGGCCATCTTGTTGCGCTTGGCCACGGAGGTGAGCAGGCCGTCGAAGTCCTCGTCGTCGGGGCACGTGAACCCGTCGAAGGCGATGTGGTCGCGCATGACCTCCACGCACTTGTATCCCCAGCCGCACGCGACCTCCAGGTCGCGCAGCGAGTCGGGCACGGCGATGCCGAGGTCCTTGAGCATGTTGCGCGCCTCGTAGTAGTCCGAGCGCAGGAGGTTGCCCTTGTAGTGGGCCTGCCAGCTGTTGAGCAGGCAGCGCACCGTCTCGCGGTCCTCCTCGAGCAGGCCGTCGGCGGACGCCACGGCGTAAGGTATCGAGATCAAGTGACCCTCGCCTTCATTCCGGGTTTTCTCTTCGATGTGTTGAGCGCGAGCAGCGCCAGCCCCGCGGCCTCGATGGGCGCGGCGTTGTCGCCGCCGAAGCCCCAGCCGCCGCCGGAGCCGATCTTGCGCTTGGGGGACGTCTCGGCGGAAAGGTCGAGCGCAGGGCACGCGATGTGCGTGACCGAGCCCGCCTTCGCGCCGGACGAGATGAGACTTGCGGCGGTCACGGCCTGGTCGGTGCTCGGGCGCAGGATGTAGTCTTTGGGCATGCCCATGCCCTCGAGCTTGTCGCACAGGGCGCCGGCACCTGCCTTGCCGTCGATGGCGACGCAGGCGTACCTGCCCGCCCTCGCGGCGATCCAGTAGGCCAGCCAATCCGTACTGGGCTCGGGGTCCTCGCAGAAGGGAAGCTCCACGTGCACGGTCGCAGACCCGGGCGGCCGCACGGCGCACGCCACGGCGACGGTTGAGCCGTCGGCGCTGAACCTCACGCCGGCGCAGACCCTGCAGCCGTCGGTCAGCTCTGGGCCGCTCCCCACGAGGCACTCGCCCCATGCGTCGGCGCCGATGACGGGCGGCTCCACCTGCTCCTCCGAGGGCAGCCAGTAGCCCAGGTATTCCTGGGCGGCTCCCAGCTCGTCCATGTCCTTCATTCCGGTGCGGATGGCGCGGATGTCGGCGTGGTAGCCCAGGGACGGCATGACCTCCGGCCAGCGGCTCTCGTCCCAGATGTCGCCGACCTTCTCGACGCCGTACTCCAGCCACAGCAGGTCGGACGCCTTCTCGCCGCCCTCCCAGGCCTGCTGCCGGAGGTTCTTGAACACCTCGGCGGGGTTGCCGGCGCGGGTCGGCGTTCCGGCGTACACGATCATCAGGTTGTGCTTGGCGCCGGACGTCGTTGTCGGGTTGATGACCTGGGTGTGGATGCCCGTGAGCTCCTGGGCCTCGTCGTATATGACGATGTCGAAGGAGAAGCCCAGGCGCGAGGACTTGGTCCTCGTCGAGAACTGGATGACGCCTCCTGAGCTGAACCGCATCCACTCCTGGCCGGTCTGCGAGCAGACCTCGACCAGGAGCTTGCGCCAGCGCGGGATTCCCTCGGACGTGTCGCCGACACGGCGGCCAAAGATCTTGCGGAAGCGGGCGACCATCTCCATGGTCGTCGAGTAGTTGTGCTCGGTCCACAGCACCTTGTAGCCGGCCAGCGCCGCCATGATCGCGACAAACACGATGAGGTCGACGGACTTGCCCTGCTGGCGCGGAATGGAGATGCCGACTCGGGGGTGGACCCACTTGCCGCTCGCGTCCACGGCGCCGATGTCGTGGGCGAGCTGCTCCTGCCACGGCACGAGCCTGTATCCCATCGTCGGGGCGAGTTCGACCGCGAGGGGGCCGATGGACCTTTCGTAGGGCTGGACGAGGCGGAGCCTCGGCTTAGCCGAGGACGTCGCGCAGGACCGAGACGGCGTTGATGATGACATCGTCGCCACCGTCCTCCCCAGCCCCCTCTATTCGCTCAATCTGGTCGAGCGTCTCGCGGTACTCCTTGGCGAGCCGCGCCGCCTGGCTGGGCTCGGCGTCGTAGAGCTGCCGCTCGATGATCTGCCTCACCCACCTGAGTCTCCCGAGCGTGTCCTGGCGGCCGTCCGGGCCGTCGGCTGGGGGCGCCGAGACTCCCGCGCCCACGGACTCCCCCGTGGACTCGCCGGTTGCGATCTCGCCGCTCTCCTTCATCCTCTTGATGAGGGCGCACACGCCGGAGCGTGACCGCTTGAGTTTCTTCGCGATAGCCGCAGGTCCGAGCGCCGGGTAGGCGTTTTTGACGAACTCGCGCTCGTCCGCGGTCCAGGGCTTGCCCCTCGGCTTCGTGGACTTCGTGGACATTCCATGCACCTCCCGGTATGGACTCGGTTTCGGGGCCTGCGCAAAAAAGGCGCAATGCCGTGGGGCGAGCCTTCGGCCCCCCGGGGAGGGGCCATCCCCCAGGGTCGCGTCACCACGGCAGCGAGGTCGAGCAGCCCACGTCGCGGGGACGCGGCGATATCGAGCCGTTGAGAGCGGCGAGGCTCTTGTTGCCGCGCCGCTCGTTGCAGATCCGGTGCGCCGGCGCGACGTTCGCGCGGTCGATGGGCGAGCCGCCCTTGGATACGGGCACGATCTCGTCCACCTCGAAGCTCATCGGGTCGCCCGCGGGCAGGTCGTAGTCGATGGCCATGCCGCAGATGTGGCACGGCAGCCCCTGCGCCTTGAGCCAGGCGCGCACCTGCCGGCGGGCGTGGCCGTTGGCGTAGCGGGTCTTGGTGGCCACGGCTAGCGCTCCACGGGAGAGCGGCCCCGGTTGGCCATGCACTCCTCGAGCCCCGCGTAGCGCAGGCTCTCGACTGCCTTGCCGGCCCCCTTGCACTTGCGCCCGCCCGCACGGCGGGCGATACCCAGGGCGCGGCGGAATGCCCACGCCATGACGGTGTCGTACCGGCTTGCGGCGCGAACGATAGCCTCGCGTGTGACCACGGACCCACCTCATTAGGTTGTTGCTTAATAGAAAGGCCGGAGTCCCTGAACTGCTGAAGGGAACCCCGGCCACTCACCTGTGCTTCCACGCACATCCGACCCGCAAGCCGCGCGGGCGGCGCTGCGAATCGACACCCTAGTTATATCCCAGAAGAAACCTGCAACGGTCTGCAATTGTGTGCAATCGTCTGCAACCATCTGCAATTGTCTGCAGAAGTGTGCAATCGTCTGCAATTGCATGCAGTCCCATAAAGACAGAAGGCTCCGACCGCACATGGCGATCGGGGCCGACATGCTGACGCGAACCAACCATCCAACTATATTGCCGCACGTCCCACGCCAGCCCTTGCGGTGGCGATGCCCACCATATCGACCCAGTCCAGAGCTGATGACATATCTGAATGGACCGACCTCACCGACACCCCGAGCGTCCCCGCGATCTCCTGCAGCGTGCGGTCCTCGCAGTAGCGCAGCTCCAGCACGTCGCCCCAACGCTTGCCCGGGTTGGCCGAGCGCACGCCCGCGCAGAGCTCGCGGCCCCGCTCCACCTCGTGCCGCAGCTCCAACAGCTCCGCGCCGCTGCGGCGCTCGTAGTCTATGCGGTCGTCGGTGGACCTCATGAAGTCCGCGCCGTGCGCGCCCTTGCCCACGGCGTCGTAGCGCTGGGCGCGCACCAGCTCGCGCGCCTGCATCGACTCGATGACCGCCAGGCGGCGGTCGATGCCGCGCTGGGCGGCCCGTACAGTCTCCAAATATTCACGTGCGTCCATGTGACCTCCCGCGTGGTACCATGCATTTGTCATATAGAGGATGCCGGGAGGCGTCTTTGCCAAAGGCCGCCGGCGCTCCAACGCCAGCGGCCTTAATTATATATCTACCTGCGGAAACTCAATATCTCATCGCGACCTCGCGCCGCATGGCCATGATCTCGTCGTGCGCCGACCCCGACCCGGCCAGATAGCGGTCCACCCTGTCGCGCTTCGGCTTGGTGCCTTTGCGACGGGCCTCCTTCACGCGGCGCAGGTCGTGCTCGCGCCGACACGCCTCCGAGCAGTACTTGGCGTGGGGCGCCTTCGGGATGAAGACCCTCCCGCAGATCGCGCACGTCCTCTCCTGCACGTCCCACATCACGTTCATCTCGTCGACCTCCTGCACCTGCGGGCGCGGCGCGCCTCGATGCTCTTGCGCACGCGGCGGTTCTCGATAATCATCCGCCACAGCTTCTCAAACAACCTCATCGCTTAGCCTTCCTCGACCTCTTGAGCGCGCGGGCGCGGTCGCGCTGCAGCGCCCTCGCCCTCCGCTCCGTCTCCCCGATCTGCGCCGCCGTCACCCGCGGCGCGTCGGCACGACCGTGCACGAGCGCCCGGCGCGCGGGACCCGACACAAGATCGGGCACCGTGCGCCAGGCGGTCGCGCGGTACAGCTCCACCGCCGAGCGGATCACCTGCCGTCCTCCCCCGTTTCGACGAATACAGCGCCAGTCGTGCGCCATCTCGAGTACGAGTCCATCAGCATCGCCCAGAGCAGGCAGAGCGTTGAGTCTTCTCTCAAGCTTCCTGCGCCTCGCATACCAAGGTCGTATCTCAGCCGAAGGGAGCCTCCGTTGTCGGGGCAGTAGACTTGCACGCCCAACGGCAGGAGCATCTTGTCGTGCAGCTCGTCAGCAAGGTCGCGAGGGCACACGAGCCAGTTATCGTCGCCTCGGAACGTGAGGCCGTGGCCGCTCTTGAAGTCAGCCATGCACGACTTGACCTCAACGAACACGAACCGCCCGTGCTCGAGCTTCATGTTCCGACCTCCGACGCCCGGGGAAAACGCCATGAAGTCGACCCTGTGGGCAGGGTCCACCCATACCTCCCGCGCGACGAGCGCGAACTGCCTGCGGAGCTTCTTCTCCACCTTCTCGGACAGCTCTTCGGTCACATCACTGCGGTTCATTCGCCATCACCCACAAGCCTGTCGCAAAGGCGGTCCATACTCTCGCCGCATATATAGAGTGAGGACTTTTCCCCAGTCCAGCCGTCGGGCATGTCCTCGATACGGCGTTTCGTCCTATACGTGCGTACGGTGGTAATCTCGAGCTCGAACGTGCGCTTGCACTCAGGGCACACAACCTCTTCATCGTCCTCGTCGTAATACCACGGGTCATCGATGGAACTCTCGCAGTAGGGGCAAACCAGGCGCTCTTCAGCGCACTGCTCGTTCTCCCATTCATGCAAGATGTTGAGCTCCCTTCGGCACTCATCGCACAACGAGCACCCCTGGACACCCATAATGGCTGCCAGCGATGGCGAGTACTCGTGGTAGTTCGGCGTCGGTTTCCCGCACCGCTCGCAGGTGTACATCTTCAGCTCCTCGTTCACCTAAAGCTCCTCTCCGCAGAACGGGCAGTACTTGATGTCCTCGATGTAGGCGGTCGCCGTCACATCGGCGCTGACGCAGTCGCCGGCCGAGCCGTTGACCGAGATGTCGAGCGCCACGTCGGTATCCAACTCGACGGCGATCATGGGCTGGCCGTCATAGCGCCGCGCGAGGGTCATGGACCCAACGGACCAGTTCCGGATGCCCCGGTCGGGCGCGGAGTGCAGCGACGCGATGCGCGACCCGCCGCAGAAATAGCAACTCATTTGCTCTCACCGCCCAGCCTGCGGATACGGGCGGCCACGTCCCGCAGGAAAGCCTCGACGCAAGTGCAGTCGCGATGCTCGAACTCGCACCCTTCGCAATCGCGCCTGTCGCGATCGAGATACGTGCAGGCGGTTCCATCCTGGCGGTCGGCGACTCTATCCAAATCGTCCGCCAGCTTCTCCAGGCTGTCGGGAGGCGTGAGGTGGCAATCGTCGGCGTACGAGCCGGGGCCGGAGTCAAAGTGGACGACCCACCGCTGAGACCAGGTCGAGAACTCGTACGATTCGACCTTCCTGCACTCCCCGTGGGCGTCGAGCAGCTCCTTGGTGTCCAGCGGAATACGACCGCCCTCCGCGTCGACTGGGCCCAGCGGCCCCAGCGTCGGCAGCTGCACCACCTCCCCGTCCGCAGTCATGACGCTATCGACCACAAGGCGCTCACTCATTTCTCGCTCCCTTCCTCATTGACCTCCGCCTGCAGGACGTCCCGCAGGGTGCCGATACGCTCGATGGCGTCGTCCGGCGTGTGGCCGTCCCACTCGGGCGCGCGGTCGAGCACCTCGCACGGAAACATGTCCCAGTAAGGCTCGACGTCGTAGTGGTAGGTGGCGGGGCCGGCGGGCGTGTCGATACCCACGATGAACATGCCGTCGTACATCGTCCCGTCATGGTGATGGAGTGACTTCCATGAACGCCCGGGGAACGTGGCCACGATCACCGAGAACAGCACCGCACGGTGATGGTAGAGCTCGTCGAACGTGTGATACCCGTCCGACGTTGAGCCCGTGACGGGCTCGGGGCTGATGAGCTCGGCGAGCTCAAGGACCTCGCTCTCATCGACGTTCACTATGCCGCCGACATCACGAGACGGATGAAGCCCAAGTGCATGCAGGACATCCTCCCCATCTGCGACGCACGTGACAGTCGGCCACGCGAAGGGGTTTTCCACAGCCTCAATTTCGAGATGCCGCAGGGCTCCCTTGGCCTCCTTGAACCACTCGTTCCTATCTCTCATTTCTCGCTCCATTCCTTCACGATCTCCTTCTCCTCCGCGACCATGATCAGCGCCTTGTTGAGGCATCGCCTCGCCTGGCGCAGCTCGCCGCAGATGTCGAACCTCTGTCGCACCCTGTCGCACTCCCTGAGCGACCTCTTGGCGTCCTCGAGCCTGCCGATGGCGAGGTCGATCCAGTCGGCAGGGCCGCACCTGTAACTCACCGCGACTCACCCCTCACGCCGAAGATATCGGCCAGGATGTCGCCGGGCGTGGCCACGAACGGCTCGCTGCCGATCGGGTCGTACTGCACCTCGAGGTAGCCCGGGTACCCGATGGTCACGCCCGTCGGCTCGCGCCCGGGCAGGCACTGGTAGCCCCAGGCCACGCTCACCCGGTGCTCGTCCAGGATGGTCTCGGTACGCTCCACGCGCAGCCTGTAACCGCCAACCCGCTCGGTGTCGTAGGTGTCGTCGGCCCAGGGTATCCGGTGCCTGTCGAGGGCTTCGCGGTAGGCCCTCATCACCGCTGAGATCTCGGTCAAAACCTTCTCACTCTCCAATCTCAAAAGAATTAGGCGTTCTTTGCCGCGGGGTCTCCCCCGTCGGCCCCCTCACCGCCCCCTAGCGGCGGGAACCCCAGCGCCTGCCGCCCCAGCTGGCCCGCGCCCGTTGGCACGCCCTTGGCATACCTCCACCTCGGCTCCTCGCCCCTGGCGATGGCGGCGATGTCCATGCGCAGGTCCTCCCTGGCGCGCTTTCTGGCCCGGTACTCCTCGAGCCTCTGCCTCTTCGCCAGGCGCGCGCCCTCGTCGGCGGAGATGACGTTGGCCATGTAGATCCTCGTCACGTCGAGGGGGCGCCCGCCGGCGGGGTCGAAGCCCTCGAGCATCTCCCTGAGGGTGATCACGACGCCTCACCCAGCTCTCGCTCGAGGGCGGCGATGACGTCGTCCTCGGACTCGGCGGGGGTCCAGACGGCGGCGCGCTCGGCCTCCTGGGAGGTCTGCCCGCCCCGCGCCTTGCGCTCGGCGTCGAAGTCGCGCTCGCGGTCGGACCAGGAGCGTGCCACCGGCTCCCACTTCGCGATGGGGAAGCCCTTCCTGGTCCACCCGTTGGCCTCGTAGTAGTCCCAGAACTTGCGGGCGCTGCCGCGCAGGCAGTTCGCGGCGAAGTAGGACTCGACCTCCTCGAGGGACGGCGGGACGAACCCATCGCCCTCAGCACCCCCGTTTTCAGAACAATCTGAGGGGTTAATCCAGACTCCTAACTCCTCTTCCTCTTCCTCTTCCTCTTCGCTTGCGCGTTTGCTTGATGGTTTGCTTGCGGCTTTGCTTTCCGCTTCGCTTGCGCCCTTGCTCAGCCCGCCCTTCCTTCCGGCCTCCGCCCTGGCGCGGCTGTTCTCGAGGACCGGCATGATCAGCGTGATGGCCATCCTCTGGGCGTCGGTGCGCGGCTCGGGGGCCTCGCCCGTCACGAGGTAGCGCACCATCATGCCGAGGAGCTCGTTGCCCTCGCGCATGTTGCCCAGGCACAGCGCGCCCTCGACGAGGGAATCAAGTATCGTCATCAGTGACACCTCCCGGTGCGATCGAATCGGTGAAGGCCGCCGCCGCGGCCTGGTCGCGGCCCGGCATGACCGAGCCGTAGGCCTCGAGCGTCGTCTTTACGTCCGCGTGGCCCAGGCGCTCCTGCACGGTGCGCATGTCGAACCCGTGCATGAGCAGCCACGTCGCGTGCGTGTGCCGAAGCGAGTGGAACACCGTCTCGCCCGGCAGCCCCAGCTCCCGCGCCAGCGCCTTGAAGCGCTGCGTGACGGTCGAGGGGCGGGCGAGCGTGCCGGCCGGGCTGAACGTCACCACGGGCGCGGCCGGCCCCCTGCGCACGAGCCACGTGTCCTGCCACTCCAGGTGGCGCTCCAGCTGCGCCTCGACGGCCGGCGCCAGCGCCACGTTTCGCGCCCGCTTCCCCTTGGTGTAGGCCTGCCGGTGCAGATCGGGCTTCTCGACCGCCTGCCCCGCCACGTGGAGGTCGTGCATGAATCGGCGCCAGTCGCGGCGCTGCAGCCCGCAGACCTCCCCGCAGCGCAGGCCCGCGTTGAGGGCGAGGTAGGCCGCCATGGCCTCGCATCGCCGGGCGATGTTGGCGCCCGACGCCGATCTCGAGGACATGGCGGAGGCGAGCGCGCGCGACAGCTCGTCGGTGTCGCACTCGGAGAGCGCGAAGGGCTCCACGGGGGCCGGCGAGGGCGCGGGCACGTCGAGCATGATGTCGCGCCCCAGCGCCGGCCTCCAGGAGCGGTAGGCGCCCTTCAGCAGCGCGTGCATCTTGAGCAGCGTCTTGGGCTTCACGCCCCTGCCCGACCTCGGCGCGAGCAGCATGCGGTAGGCCGCCGACACGTCCCAGGGCTCCAGCTGGTCGTACGGGATGCGCCCGATGGTCGGCTCCACCATCGTCCTGACCGCGCTGCGGTACGTGGCCACGGTGCTGTCCGACAGCCCGTTGACGGGGTCGGCGATATAGGTCTCGAGCATCGAGGACAGGCGCTTGGAGCTGTCCCGGGCCGATGACGGGGCGAAGGTCGCGGCCCACTCGTCGCAGGCGGCCTGGGCCTGCTCGCGCGTCATGTCCGCGTCCCAGGATTTGTACGGCCTGATCCTCCTGCCCGTGACGCGGTCGGTGCCCATGTAGGGGCGGGCGAACCACCTGCCGTCCGCCCCGCGCTGCACGACCGCCCGGCGCTCGCTAGACGTCGGCATCGACGCCCAGCTCCGCCGCCATGTCGCGGATCTCCCTGCGCGCGTCCAGGTCGGTGATCTGGATGCTGTCGGCGTGCCCATGGGGGTTGGCGTCGAGCGCGGCGATGAGCATGAGCTTGCGAGCGAGCCCGTCCGGCGCACCCGTCTGGCGGAAGGCCTCGTAGAGCGTGTCGGTGCACTCGCAGGCGAGCGTGAACAGGTCGCTGATGTCGGTCTGGCCCACGAAGCATGAGTCGCCGGAGCCGGCCCCTTTGGCGGTCGTGACCATCGCGCAGCGGCACTCGAAAGCGCGGACCTCGCCGCACGCCTCGACCGTCACCCTGACCTTCTTCTCGCTACTCATCCTTCTCCTCCTCCTTGGCGCTCGCCTGAACCCTCTCCATGAGCCACACGTCCTCCTCGCCGGGCTCGAAGCCCGCGGAGCAGAAGATGTCATAGTGGTCGAGCCACGCCTCCGCGTCGTCGCCGCCCCAGCGGTTGTTGAGCTGGGCCATGTCCTTGGCCGCCGCCATGAGCCAGCAGCCGGCCTCGTACTCGCTGGGGCTGCAGGACTTAAAGCGCCTCATGAACTCATCGCGCATGCGCCCCATGCGCCCCTCGTTCTCGACGTGACTGTCACCGCCCATCGCGTCGAGGAGCACGCCCGGCTCCTCGCGGTCGAGGCGCACACACGCCATGAGGTCGTCCGTCATGGCGAACCCGCCGCCCGCGACGAAGCGCACCATGCGCCTGTACAGGTCGCAGAGCGCCTCATGCTCGCGCGCGGCCTCCTGCTCGGCGCGGATCTCCTCCTCGCTCTTCTCGGGCCCGGCGGAGGGGCCGCCGTCGGGCGCGTAGAGGTTCCAGTAGGTGCCCGACCGCACGGCCACGGTCCCGTCGGGCACCTCCATCCCGCCGAGCTTCCCGGCGGCGGCGCCGAGGTTGACCCAGTCCACGTAGGCGAAGTCGTCGGGTTTCTCCTTCACGACCGGCACCCCCGCGTCCCCGAAGGCGTCGTAGTCCTCGGCGACGGCCTCCTCGCGCTCGATGCGGCGGCGGATCTGGTCTGCCTTGCCGGCCCAGCCCTCGCCGGCGGCGAGCACGGCCTCCACGTCGCCCTCGTCCTCGAAGGCGCTCGCGGCCTCGAGCTGCTCGAGCGTCACCTGCGCGCCGGCGCCGATGCGCCCGCGCAGCCTGCGCGCCGCGCGGATCTGCCCGGCGGTGGCGCGGCTCGCGCGCTCGATGCGCTGCTCGTCGACGCCCAGCACGAGCATCTGCTGCACGCCGCGTGCGCGCTCGGCCTCGGTCAGCTGGCGCTTGTCGTCGGTGGCGAGCATGGCCACGAGCTCGTTGGCCTCGTCCATCGAGTCGGCCACGAGAGCGGACACCTCGCGGTCCTCCCCGTAGAGCGATGACAGCGCGCGGTAGCGGCGCTCGCCGTCAACGATGCGGTAGACGTTGCCGTCCGCCACGACCACGGGTGGGTTCAGCGGCTCGCCTCCGGTGGCCTCGATGCTGCGGGCCAGGGCGCCGATGTCGCCGAAGTCCTCGCGCGGGTTCTGGGCGCTCGGGCGAATGTCGCCCAGGCGCACGGCGCGCTTCTCAAACTGCATTCCATACCTCCTAGTTAGTAGTACATGCCGCTCGGCTCGGTGCCCTCGATGGCGCCGGCGGCGGCGATCAGGCCGATGAACATCGCGAGGGCCAGCACGCCGCGCACGCGCTCGGGCAGCGAATCCCACCACTCGCCGAGCCTGCAGCCGGCTTCCCAGATGAGGTCGCCCATCACGCCACCCGCCTCGGACGGCGCGCCGGCACGCAGTCGGGCGACGGCAGCGCCGGCACCGCCCCGCGCGCCCTGATGGCGGCGTCGATGTCCTCGCTGCTCACCACCTCGCGCGAGCTGTTGGGGTTGAGCGACGGGTAGCGCGGGATGATCCCCTGCATGACCATCGCGCGGAACGTGACGTTGTCGCAGCAGGCGTAACGCGCGCCCTTGGCTATCGACATCCACATGGCCTTCTCCTTTCACACGTAATAGAGCCAATCCCTTGCCGGAGGGCCGCACCGATAGATGCAGCCGGAGGGCGCTCCCCCGCCAAAGGGAGCGGTGCCGCCGCCCCGCCAAGTCGGCAGCGACACCATATGGGCCGGAAGTAGGGGGTCCGGCCCCGTCGCGCCACGGGCCCCGCGGAATGGGGGCGGTACGGAACCCGTGGCGCGACGGGGGCGGGCCCGCCGTCAGCGGTGCATGAGGCCGAGCCCGACCCCGAACAGGAACGCGAAGGAAAGTGCGAGAATGAAACCCATGGGAACCTCCTTGGAAGGGAATCGAAGAGACGGTGGCGGGCCCGCCGTCAGTCGCGGAGCGACCCGACCACCCACGCCGCGATGAACGGCAGCGCCGCGGCGAAGCAGCAGCGCGCCAGGCCGTAGGCCCCCTGCGCGACGCACATCCACCCGGCGGCGTCCATGACGGCGGCCAATGCCAGCAGCGCGCGCCTCACCCCCGTCATTCCTCTGCCTCCAGATCCTCCATTGGCACGCCCAGCGCCCTCGCGAGCCGCTTGGCCGCCCCGTACTTCGCGTCGGCTATCCCCCGGCGCTCCCAGTTGCGTATCGTCGTCTCGGTCACGCCCGCCCTCACGGCGAGCTTGAACTGCGAGAGGCCCGCCTTCTTGCGGAGCCGTCTGATCTCATTCATCCCTACGCCGCCTCGTCCGTGTTCCGTCCGCCCAAGCGGTCAAGCGAGACGTTATAAAAATCTGCAAGGCGCCAAGCAATTTCAAAAGTCGGCGCCGTGCGACCGTTCTCGTAGTTGTAGATGCTCGTGGCATCTACTCCGACAGCGTCAGCGACCTCCTGTTGAGTGACGCGTTTACGTGCACGAAGTTCACGAAGACATGCGGACATCTCTTCTTTGCTAAACACCATTGACAACCCCTTTCATCTTCGAGAACGAGAGGGGCTGAGGTTGAGCGCTGTCAACCTCAGCCGTAACATCTTCTATATAGAAGATGTTTTTTGGCTCTCTGCCTAATTGCTGATTTCAATATTACGGCTCTCTGCCTAATTGTCAACAAAGATTTCAGTATTGGATTGAAAACTTTGGCGCTTTGCCTTAATTTCTTAGGTAATGATGGGAGGAGGCCCAATGACAGAAGACACTCTTAGGAAGCGAATCGGCAAGAACATACAGTTGCTCAGGAAGTCTGCCGGCTTCAAAAGCGCCGCGGCGTTTGCGGAACATGCTGGATTTGAGACAAGCCGCTACACGGAATACGAGCAAGGACGCCGCAGCATGGCATTTGATGCGGCTTGGAGAATTGCTGACGCTCTCGACTGCTCACTAGACACTTTAGGGGGCAGGGAATGGTCCCCAATGGAGACTCAGCAAAGCCAGGCGCCCGAGGAGGGCGAGCTGATCGTCTGCTACCGAAAGAGCACAGAGAAGAGGCGCTCGAAGATCCTGGAGACGGCACGCGACCAGGCCGAGCTGTCCCAAAATCAGGCTGCAGCGCCTGAAAGCGAAGGGCTGGAAGAGGATCAAGTAAGGTCCGCGTAGCCATTCAACGGAATCACCAGAGAGATTGGCAGATAACATGGGAATGTACGATTCAATCGACCGCCTGGTGAACCTGTGCGACGAGGTCATCGAGAGCGACCCGCCCGGTCTCAGGCAGAAGGTGGTGGCCAGGTACATGACGACATTCGGAAATATCATCGAGCGCGAGACCGGGACCAAGGTGATGGCCGGCGTCAGCCCCGACATGATCGATATCACGTCCATCGAGACGATCCGCGACCTGTTGCTCGCGCACAGGGATCGCATGGAGTACGACTACATGATGGCCAAGGCGACCGCCGACCAGATCGAGGCGAGGGCGACGGCCAGCGTCGAGGCGACCGTCACGGTCGACTTCAATCAGACGATCAGGCAGATATCGAGCAGCCAGGGCTTGTCGCCCGAGGACCTCGCCGCCGTGAAGCTCGCCCTCGCCGACCTGCGGTTCGCCGCCGAGGAGAAGGATGAGGGAGGCTTCGCCGAGAAGGCAAAGGACGCACTCGACCTCGCATCCAAGGGCGCGGGGCTCGTCCCCAAGGTGGCCAAGGCGATCGGCACGCTCGCGGCGCTCCTCGGGGCGTAGGCGCCAGCTGTTCCCCCATTTTCGTAACGTCACGAAAATGGCCGGCTGCTTGACCGTACCGGGGGCAAACGATAACTTGGACAGCGGTATTGACGCGGGGACCCCACGGGGCCCGCGTCCAATAGAAAGGCGGCTGTCCCAACGGGCGGCCGCCTTTTTCATTTAGGAGTACAAATGGAGCGTAGCCGTAATCTAAAAGGCGAAAGTAGCTGCGTTAAAAGGATAGGGCGCACCCGGAGGCACGCCCTATCCGACCTTCCCAACTATCGCACCGCGAAGAACTCAGGGGTTCGCATCGGAGGCCGTGTGGGCAACATCAAAACTGTAAATACTTGCTAGTTTACTTGATTCATAACTATCAACTGTTTATAATTAAATTGTCGAAAGGAGGAGAGATGCCCAAGGAGCAGGAGCCCGCGCAGGTGCTCAAGCGGTTCAAGAAGGAGGGTTGGACGCTCTACACCGGCAAGGGCAGCCATGTGGTCGCGCGAAAGGACGGGGTCCAGATCAGCGTGCCCACCTCCAAGAAGGAGATACCGATAGGGACGTACCGAAAAATAGCTAAGACGGCGGGGTGGCTCTAGACCCGCCCCCTTGGGGGTCGAAAGATATGAAGACATACGTTTACCAGGCGGTGCTCACACCCGACGAGGACGGCGGCTACGACGTGGAGTTCCCCTCACTGCCGGGATGCTTCACCTGCGGCGACACGATTGCCGAGGCCGCCGAGCAGTCCGTGGACGCGGCGAGCACCTACGTGGCCGCACTCGTAAAGGACGGTCTTGCCGTGCCTGAGCCCGAGTTCATCGAGCCCGCAGACGGCGGGCTCTCCATGATGGTCGCCTTCTCCACGGACGAGGGGTACATCGTGGAAGGCGAGACGGTCTCGGCGGCCGAAGCCGCGCGCAGGCTCTCCGTCTCCCCCGGCAGGATCACCCACATGCTCGACTCGGGGATCCTTACGGGCTACCGCAAGGGCCGCCGCACCTACGTGACCGTGGAGAGCATAGCGGCGCGCCTGATCGACACGCCACGCTCGGGCAGGCCCAAGCGCCGCGCGGTCGCGTAGCCGGCCTCATGCAAACAAAACCCCGTGCGGCAATCTTGGCGGATCCGCACGGGGCATATGCCCTCCGGCAAAAGGGAAAGGCAGGACCATTATATGGCAACCAACGATACTTCAAGGTCAAAACTCGGCTCCAAGCGCGAGGTCGCGCCCGGCAAGTGGGTGATCCGAGTCCAGGCGGGCTTCCGCGCGGACGGGCACGTGCGGCGCGTGTCGCGCACCGTATACGGCACCGAGACCGAGGCCGATATCGCCATCGCCCAGCTCGCCCGCGAGCTCGGGGTGTCCCAAGCGGCGCACGCGGGCGTGACGCTCGACATGTACTACTGGGGAGTTTTCCGCGACTCTCCGAGCAACCGCGGCAAGCCGCGCTCCCGCGCGAGCCTGCGTGAGTACGACGGGCAGATGGAGAACTACATCTCCCCCGTACTGGGGAGCATCGACATCTCCGAGATAACCCACGACATGATGCGCAGCTGCATCGAGCGCTCGGGCGCGCCTGCCAAGACCAAGACGACGCTGCGCGCCGTCATGCGCCGCGCCTACGACGACGGCTGGGTGACGGTGGAGCCCTTCCGCCGGCGCGTCATCGCGCCCAAGGCCAAGCAGGCGCCCGTGGAGCCGTGGAGCATCCCCGAGGCCGCCGAGGCGCTGCGCAGGCTCGCCGCCAGCGACGACCACGCGGACCTGGTCATGAACGCCTACCTCATCCTCGGCCTGAGCGGCCTGCGCAAGGAGGAGGCGCTGGCCGTGCGCCCGTGCGACCTCAAGGTCACCACGACCTACGACTTCGCCACTGGGCAGCCGACGGTCTCGGAGTACATCGAGGTCTGCCGCGCGTACACGGACGAGGACGGCGTGAAGGAGACCAAAAACGCCCATTCCGTGCGCACCGTGCCGGTTTTATTGGCAGGCCGCGAGCGCCTGCACCAGATCATGGACGAGCTGCGCCCGAGCATAACCGTCGAGGGCGACACTTCGGTTACGGAGCAGGTGCGCGAGTGGAGCGGGCAGCGCATCGTCAACATGCGCGGCGACAACCTCGTGCGCGCATGGCGGCGCATGTGCGCACGCCATGACCTGCGGTATATCCCTCCCAAGGCCCTGCGCCACACGTCCGAGACCATCATGGCGGCGACCGAGGTCGACCCCCTGAGCATCATGGATTTACATGGCCACACGGACCTGGGGACAGATTACCGCCATTACATCAAACCGGGCCTAGCGGAACGTGAGAAGGCCGCCAGGCAGGTCGGCCGCGCCCTGCAGATCGTCGAGGGCGGCGGCGTGGACGGCGGTTTTAATGGCACCGGTCGCAGCGCCGAGACACTCTAAATCGCATTTTCTAGGTCCGCCACCTGCAAAATGCATAAAACGCCCCCTGCCGCGCATAAACGGCAGGGGGCGTAAAACGCGAATGGTAACGGACGGTTATGATTCGACTTCTCAGTAAACAAAAAAAGGCCAGCGCCGAAGCGCTGACCTGCGTGTTCTTTGGTGGGCCGTCAGGGGGTCGAACCCTGGACCTTGGGATTAAGAGTCCCCTG